GGATAAACATGGACATTGGAAATTAACGCAGGACTGGATTGATAAAAAGATTTTAGCCAAGCATTTACAGTACCTTGCAGATTCAGTGGATTACGTAAAAGACAAGAGATTTCAAGTTGAAATTCCAGAACAAATGATGGAATTGCAAGAAGAGTTTTTGGAGGAAGAGGTCGGTAATAATGAAGAATTTGTTTTGGCTGTAATGGATGCTTTACAATTTTATGCAAAAACTGGACATCCAAAAATTAAATTTGCTAATTCTACAATTTGTTTAACTGTAACAGTATTAGATGAATATTTTACAAAAACTAAATATGGTCGAAGATGGTCTAATTTAAGACAAATTTCAAAAGCATTAAAAGAAATTGCCTATCGAAATCGGAAACGGATTAATGGGGTATTGGGTCGATGGTATTTCTTAAATAAGGATCTTTGTAAGAAATATGCTCGAAATGAAGGTATAGATGTAGATAAAATTTGGAAAATCTTTGAAGACCGAGAGAAAACAAATAAAGAGGAATAGTTATGAAGTTAGAGCCGCACGATTTTACGTTTTGTCCTCTTTGCAATCAAAGCAATGTTCAATTGGCAGGAGTAGCAATCATCCTGCCCACAAAATATGTAAAAGAGTTTCATTTTCAATATATTAATTTAAAACGAGGTATGGAGGGAAATTCAATTTTTGATGTAGATAGAGAGAAATTAGAGTTAGATGTTGATAGCGGCGTAATTCTTTTTTATCATTGTCGAGATTGTGACCATCAATGGAGAAAATATGTTACTAATTTTGACGAGTGTATAGTTTCAATTGAACAAAATGGAGAAGATCCATTTGCAGATCTTGAGGAAGATGAGGAGGAAGATGATGAGGATGAAGACGACAACGAAGGAGAAGAATGGAAAAACCAATGAGAATATCAGCAACACAAATTAAGGCTTTTGCGTGTCCTAGAAAATGGGCTCTCGAACGAATTTGGGGCTTGTCCTTGCCTATGGGCGATGCCTTCGCTTGGGGAAGTATTCTCCACCGCATTATGGAACGTTGGTTGAAAGCTAATGATAATGGGCGGGATAATGCGGGAAATCCTGTCGATCCTTTTGCTGGAAAGTGGTGGGTCTGGGAAGAGCGAGGTACTTTCTTTGCCATGGATGCGGCGGATCAAGAATTAGTGCGGACGCTCTTTACCAAGGCGGTGAGCCAAGGCATAATTAAGCGCACTCCGGGACGTATGATTGAGACTTGGATTAAAATGCAAGTTATTCCTGGAGTTGAAATGGTGGGCAAGGTAGACAATCTCAATTATAAATTTGGAATTGTGGAGGACCACAAAACTTCATCCAAAAAACGTTATGCTCTTTCTGAAGCAGCTTTGCGAAAAGACATTCAAATGATGAGTTACGCTAAGTATTTGATCGATGAGGTACCTGGACTAGATTATGTAAGATTGAAACATAACTACTTCATAAAAGACCACAAAAACCCAGAAGTCTTTGAGCGTTCGGTGCTAGTACCAAGAGATGAAGTTGAAGCATTTTGGCAAGATGAAATTATTCCAATTGTAAAACAGATGTTAGAAGTAGAAAAACAAATTAAAGTAGAAAAGAAGACCTGGGAAGAGATCCCTCGTACCGGAGCGCTCTGTAATGCTTATGGAGGATGCGCATTTCAGCGACTTTGTGCTGGATCAGAAACTTTTGAAGGATGTAAGGCTCGGTTAGAGCGGATGGGTAAAAAAATTCTAGAACAAATGGAGGCCAAGAAAATGGGTATTTTCGACAAGATCAAAAAGGACAATGAAGTTAAGGATGCCGAAGTTAAGGAAGAAGCTGAAACAGCGACTCCGGAGGTTCCGGCCCAGCAGGGAGAAGCGCCAACGCCGCAGGCTCCGCCGGAGTGGGCTCAGCCGGGTTGTAAAGCTTGTGAGGGGACTGGATATAATTCTAAGGGAAAGCCTTGCCGCATTTGTCAGCAGGTTTACAAGATTCGGGGTAAGGCCACTCCTCCGTCTTCTCCCCCTTCTCCCCCTCAGCCGAAAGCCGATGCGCCGCAGGTTACCAATTATGAAAAACCGACTGAAGCTCCGACTCCTCCGAAGAAGAGAGGACGAGGTAGGCCCCGCAAGGAGGAGACTGCTTCTAAGGAAAAGAAGGAAAAGAAAGAGTCCAACAAATTTACGCTTTATATCAATTGCGTCCCCACAAAAGGTAAGAAAGGGGAGATGTTGGATGTTTTGATCGAAGAGATCATGATGGACGCCAAAGCGGAAAATGAAGAAAAATTTAAGGCTTTAGATTTTTATCAGAAGCGAGAACTGGTCATTAATGCTTTGCGAAGAGATATGTATGAGATTCCTACCCATTTAATTGGGCGAGAGAATACTCCTCTTCAGAAGGCCGTCCTCGCTTTCCTTCGTAGTCGGGCTAAAGTTGTCGTGGAGGCGCTTCAGAACTAATGGGTCTTTCGGATAAAATACGCGCCAGACTCCAACAAAAGGAACAATTGGAATCGAAGATTGTCCCTTTGACGGAGAAGCTCCAGTCGAGAAAATCCACTAGGGTGGACTCGCACAAGAGTGAAATGGCGCGTATTTGTGATCTTCCTTTGATAGAAAAATTATCAAAGAAAGAAATTGAAAGACTTAATTATCAATGGGTAGATGCTAGGGCATATCGAGAAGGTTTCCGTTTGTTTAATGTTCAGGTAGAAGCTATCAATAGTTTTATTAAATATGGAGGATTATTTGCTCCAATTTCTGTCGGTGGTGGAAAGACGCTGATTACGTTAAAGATCGCAGACTGGGCTTATCATAATGACATTTCCAGATCACTTCTTATCGTTCCGTCTCAAGTTTATGAACAATTGATAAAAGTAGATATTCCGATGGCACGGTGGAACCTCAGTCTATCGATACCTTTTTATTTTTTGGGAGGGAAATCAAAAATTCGACGTAAGGCAATTGTTTCGGCAAAAAGGGTGGGTTGCTACATCATGCCGTACAGCTATCTTTCCACCACCGACACCTCTTTTCTCCTCAACACAATTGAACCAGAGTTAATTATTTGTGATGAAGTGCATCGGATTAAAAATAGAAGAGCGGCACGGACACGGCGATTGATGGATTACATTACAAATAAACAGCCCCTTTTAGCGGCTCTCTCCGGTACGATCACTTCAAAAAGCATTATGGATTATCAACATTTAATTCGATATGCTTTGGATGAGCACTCTCCAGTTCCTCGTATTATTGCCATGGCTCAGGACTGGGCAGGAATACTAGATACCGAAGTCCAGCCGTCAGAAAATCAATTAAAGATTTTGCAACCACTTAGAAAATGGGCGCAACGAAATTTTCCAACAGAACCATTTCCTTTCACGGTTGCCGGAATGCGAAAAAGTTTTAAACAACGTTTACATTCTGCTCCAGGAGTCGTGGCCTCTTTTGAATCCGGAATTGGAACTAGTTTAATTTTCCACAATAAACCAGCACCACAGCCGGGAGAGCCGTTGATGGAGCTGATCAAAAAGGTGGAAGAAGATTGGAAGACTCCAAACGGGGACGAAATTGATTTTGGAATTCATAAATTTAAGTGGCTTTATGAGTTGTCCTCGGGTTTTTACAATCAGTTAATCTGGCCGAGTGAAGAAGCTCTGGCAGAACGAAAAAAGATTAGTTTGCCTGAAGCGAAAAGCATTTTAGAACGAGCGAAGGAGCACCATGCCGCTACCCAAGAATATGCGGCGGAACTTCGAGAGTATCTAAAAAATCCTCATCCGGAAGCAGATACTCCAATGTTGGTGGGCCTGGAGATTTCCAAGAATGGGGGGCGTCGTGTAGGTTCGACCTTGGCTAATTTATGGAGAAAGGTGAAAAGCCTGGACTTTGAGGGACGACCCGAGCGGGACCAGTCCCAGGTTCGAATAGATGATTTCAAGATTCAGGAGGCGATTCGGTGGGCGCAACAGGTGAAGGGCGGGGCTTTGCTCTGGATCTACCATCAGGAGATGGGCCGCTGGTTGGTCGAGGCTATGCGAGAAGCGGGCCTAGAGCCGCTCTACGCCCCCGCAGGGGCGCATGGAAACCGGGTAATCCTAAATCCCAAAAACCAAGGTCGCCTCATCGTAGCGAGCATCTCTGCCCATGGAGAGGGCAAGAATCTGCAAGCCTTCCAAGAGCAATACTTCCTTCAGTGGCCTCGCTCGGCCAAGGTGGCGGAGCAGGTTCTCGGACGGACTCACCGCCAGGGACAGAAAGCCGATACCTTAGTGGTGGAGATGAATCGGACTCTTCTCTTCGACCATATTATGTTTGCAGCCTGTTTGACGGATGCGCTCTACATCCATCAAACGACGGGTAATCGACAGAAATTGGTTTTTGGGAGCTATGCTCCCTTGCCTAAGATCTATTCTCCAGATTTCCTCCAGGAACACGGGATGCAGAACCGGGATCTCTCACAACGAGACAGGCACTTCATGCAACAGAGATTTGGAAAATTTCAAGATTTTTTAGCACAATCTCCAGGAAAGGGCGTATAGTTAGATTAGACGTTGATACATTAGAGCCGCAGGGCGGCAGAAAGGCACTATCATGGGAATCTTTGATGGAATTGAAAAGGCACGGGCTAGCAAGGGCGGCAACTACGAGCGGGCTGGACGCTATTATGAGTATGTTCGGCGGGTGAAGCTCGACAAGAACCGGAAGGGAATCGAGTTCATTGCCGTGGAGAAGGTGGTTCTCCAGGTGATTGCTCTCGATCCTGTGGAGGAGCCGCATGGGGTGGGGGAGCAGATTACGCACTTGCTCATGAGCGACAAGGACAGTTTCTTGGGCAACGTCAAGGCGATGATTGGGGCGATGTTCGGAGAGGATGCCGATGCCGTTTCGGCGGCAGATGCAGAGATGGTGGTGAGCGACACTCAGCCCGCCGCTGGGCTTGTGATTGAGGTGAACAACCGCCAGATCACTACCAAGGCGGGTCAGCCGTTCACGCTCGTGAATTATGTTCGGGCCCTCTCTCCGGAAGAGGTGTTTCAGCTGATTTCTCCCGAGAATCTGGAGCGAGCGCTTTTGCCTGAAGAGCTGGACTCCCTCCGGGCTGCTGTAAGAGGTGAGGAGTAATTAAAAAACAATGAGTCTGGGTCTTGCGTTGATCTGATTCGGCCAGATGCCTGCGGGCGGCGTTTCACAACGGAGACCTGGACTCGTTTTTTATTTAAGGAGATGAACTAGATGCCTACATATGATTATAAATGCAAAGCCTGTGGCAGAACATTTTCTATCTTTCAAATGATGAAAGAAGGAAAGAAACGCAAATGCCCTTTTTGTGGAAAATTAGCTCTGATTCGATTGATTGGCACTGGAGGAGGAGTAATTTTTAAAGGCAAGGGCTGGCCGGATATTGAGAGGCGCAGAGCCGAACTAGAAGATAAACAAAAGGGACGTAATAATGATCTTGGCTTTTGATACAGAAACATTTCCGATTGGCGCGGAAGCTCGGTTCCCTAAAGTAGTTTGTCTAACGGCTTACTATGAAGGACAAGAACATATTTGGACCGATGCTACTCCGTCGATCATGAAGGAAGTTTTTCGTTCTTGGTTAGCCAATGATCAAATTACTCTTGTTGGACATAATGTAGGTTATGATCTTCATTGCTTGAAAAATACTTTTCCGGCTTTGGAGCCCTTGATTTGGCAAGCTCTTGAAGATGGGCGAATCACCGATACAAGAATTCGAGAGAAACTTCTCAATCTTTCTACTACAGGGCGGATGGACGAAATAGTATTGCCCAACGGTGACACTAAACCTCTGAAGTATCATTTGGCGGAGTTAGTAAAACACCATCTAGGAGATAACTTGGATGAAGAGAAATCAGGAGAAGAAACTTGGAGATTAAATTATCATCTTCTTTCTGAACTTTCTGCTGACCAATATCCGGAAGATGCTCGACGTTATGCAATCAATGACGCCAAATATACTTATTATATCTACGAGAATCAAGCAGAACGGGTCCAGAATGCGGGCTCATTGAAAACTGAATTCTTCCATACGGCGGCTGATTTTTGTTTGAAATACCTGACGGATCGAGGGTTTAGAATAGATCAAGAAGGGGTAGAAAAACTCCTTGAAGAACTTAAGAAAGAAATAGCCCCGGAAAAATTGTCCTTGCTTGTGGAGGAAGGCGTTCTTCGTCCGCCGGTGCCTGCGCGTCCTTACAAAACCAATCCGAATAAATTCACTAAACCGAAGCCTGCTTCTATTAATAAAAAGCGATTGATTGAAATTGTGAAAGAGGTGGCGGAAGCCAATGGAGTTGAACTGCGGTATACAGATAAAGGAGCTGTTTCTGCTGATGCGCAGATGCTCAGAGAATTGGCCGACTTTTCTCCCGTCTTAAAACAATATCAAGACCGGCAGAAAGTGAATCGTCTGATTACTACTGAACTTCCAAAATTGGATGCACCGGAAGTCTTCCCAGAATATGATGTATTGAAGGAGACCGGTCGGACTTCTAGTTACGGAGGCAAGCTCTATCCGTCTACTAATATTCAACAAATAGATCCACGGGCCCGCCACCTCTTTCTTCCTCGGGAAGGTAAAGTTCTGGTTTCAATTGATTACGATGCTATAGAGTTAGTGAGTTTGGCTCAAACATTGTTGGATCTTTTTGGATATTCAAAATTAGCGGAATTGCTACAACAGGGAAAAGATCCACACGCTTATTTGGGGGCGCATCTTGCTGTTCATCTTGATGAAAATTTCAAAAAGAAATATGCGGATAAAGATTCTGAAGAATTGTATAAAATTTTTGTTGCATTGAAGCATAGTGACGATGAGGATGAGCGAAAATTCTACAAGCATTGGAGAAAATTTGCTAAGCCCGTTGGACTAGGTTATCCTGGCGGTCTGGGAGCCGCTACGATGGTGAAGTTTGCAAAAGCAACTTATGGTGTTGTAGTAACAGAAGATGAAGCTCGTACTTTAAAAGATCTCTGGTTTATGACCTTCCCTGAAATGCAAGATTATTTTCAATACATTAATCAGCTTGGAGATATCAATGATGAATTTTCGTATAAAACCATTTTGGGGATGACTCGAGCGGGAGCTTCCTATTGTGCGGCGGCGAATGGCGTGGGGTTGCAGTCTCGTACTGCAGAAGGGGCAAAGATTGCTATTTTCAAGTTAGTGCGAGCTTGCTATGATTGGACTCAAAATTCTATTCTGTACAATCAAGCTTGGCCTCTGGCGTTTATCCACGATGAAATTATTTTAGAGATTGTGGAAAACAAATACATGACTGAAGTAGCGGACGAGGCCGCTAAACTTTGGCGTGAAGGAATGCAGATGGTAATGTCAAAAATTCCTGTCAAAGCCCAGCCTGCTCTGATGCGCCGATGGGACAAGCGGGCTGAAACCATTCGACTTAAGAGTGGCAAGTTAGAAGTTTGGGAACCGGAAGAGGAGGAAGAAAAATGATGTCAATTCGTGAAGAATTTCAGCAAGAGATAAATCATTTACAAGAAATAATTGATGAGACAAATAGGTTTCTAAAGAAAATAAAAGCCTATAAAAAAGAAATCAAAGAAGCTCAAAAACAGGCACATTATATTTTTGTTTCTTCTAAGCGTGCAGCAATGCGTAGGGCTTCTTTAGATCTAACAAAGGCTTTGGTCAGTTTAAGAAAACCTTGGAGGCATGTAAAATGACAGAAATAGATCCGCGTTTTAAATCTCCATATAATCACGATATTAATAATCCCCATGAGGCTTGTCGGTATGATGAAGGAAAACCTAGAGTCGAATTGGTTCCCTCAGCTCTTATTCTCGAAGCCGCTAAAGTACTTACTTTTGGGGCTCAAAAATACGGATCACACAATTGGACTAAGGGACTCCCCTGGCTCCAGCCTTACGCTTCAGCCATGCGGCATCTTTTGGCATGGCACCGAGGAGAAGATCTTGATTCCGAGTCGGGCCTACCGCATCTTGCCCATGCTATCGTCAACTTGGCAATGTTATTGCACTATTCGAAATATAAAATTGGACGGGACAATCGACTTGATCCAAATACCGGCCAGGAAAAGAAAGAATAGAACCATGAAATATGTTTTTGGAATTGATCCGGATCTACACGATTGTGGGTTTGGTTTTTATAATTTAGAATCGAAGAATATCTATGATTATGGAATTATTTCGGTCTCTAAAAAATATAAAGGCAAAGATGCCGTTCTTGCTATGGCCGATAAGCTGTTGTGGTTTTTTGATCAATATATTTGGAGCTATATTTCTTTAGTAGACGAGTGTGAATTGTTAATCATTGAGGGTCAACAAATTTACACGGGAAAAGGACGGGCCCGCCCAAACGACCTTTTAAAGCTAGCGCATGTTACTGGAGCTATTCTTGGAGCAGCGACACCCGCTCTTGGTCCGTCTCTAGTTCGTATTCCTACTCCCAGAGAATGGAAGGGCAACGTCCCGAAGCCCATCCACCAGGAGCGTACCTGTAGGGCCCTAGGATGGCCCTGTAAGAGGACGCAGGGCTATACTTACCCTACGGGGTCTCGGGGGGCACACTTCAAGCCTGGGGAGTGGAAACAGGTTATGGATGGAATAGGTTTGGCTCTTTGGGGCGCTAAGACACTTTAGTGCGGAGTCCGTCGAAAGTTCGAATGATTTCCATTTGAAGATTTTTTGAAACATCTCCAAGTAGTTTCTCGATTGCTGGGCCTGATCTAAGAATGGCCTTTTTGAAAAAGGGATTGCCTTTGATCGCTCGGCGATTTTTACACCACACTAAAATTCCTGCCTTTTTTAGAGCGTAAAACTTTCGACGACTAAGTCGTAGCCGTTTTACCTGACTCCTTTTGATCGGTCGTCCCCATCGCAGACGGGGATCATCTTTGGGATTGGGAAACCAGACCATGGACACGCCACGAACTCGTCCCGTGCCATCGTGGACAAATCTGGCCCAGTAGTGCGGCACGTATACTTTGATGACCCCATTTCCAATTTGGCTTTCATCAATTGCCATAGCCCGGCGCAAGGTCCGGCTACGGACCTCGCGCTGGGCTAAGAATTTAATTTTGCGCGCCGCGATGCGCAAGTAGTTTTGAACGTATTTACGCATTGGTCTGATTTCTTTGCGTGGTCCGCTTCTCCTTATCATTTAGAAGTCCATCCGCAGGATTTCTTCCGCCCGCCGCCGCAGGTTCTCGCATTCGAGCAAGAGTATCTGCAGGCTTAGTCTTCTTGAATTGCTTTCCCATCTCATCGGTAATCGTGTTGAAGGCAAAATCTTTCCGCCGAAGCTGAAGCGCCTTTCCGATGGTGTTGGCAAGAATAGTCTGGAACAAATGCTGGGCCGGACCGATCACCAAAGTCTGGAACGAAAGAATGGCATTCGGAAGTTCATTGGCCGCTCCGAGCTTCCCAGGAATTTGGATATTAGCAAGGGCGGGTGGAACTCTGTGAGCTGTTACGATTTCCAATGCCAGATTTGTCATTCGATCTGAGAAACCTCGATCAGAATTCTCTACTGCAAGCTTTTCTAGCTGAATTTTAACCGCCTCATCGGGAATATTTAAAGCGAGACTTTTGTGACTGTTGCCGAGCCCGATCCCATTTTGTAAAGCCGTCGTTAAGGTATCCCAAGTTTTCTTGTCGATCTGTTTTCCAAGAGCGAAGAGCAAGAACTCAGGTACACCTCGATTCAAATAGAAATCATAAGAGAATTGATGCATACATTGGACCAGTTCGATAGCCGCTGTAGCAGAGAGCCAGCTAGGCACTCCATACCAACGGCTAAGATTTCCAGGTTCTTTAAATTGAATAATTTCAGAATAAGTAGGGCCACTTGAAGCATATTGTTTGTAAGTGCGACTAAAACGAGTATAATCACCGAACCTAGCAAAGTGCGTTACCCCATGCGCTCCCACGACTTCGTAATGATAATTCATTTTATCGTCTTCAAGATTGACGAAAACATTTTTGGCGGGAATATGGTGCAGTCCGGTAATTGTGCCAGACTTTTTCAGCCGCACCACTTCCAAATACCCATTGGCATTGGCATGATAATCTTCGGAAATGGCCGAGATCACTTCTTGCCAAGAGATCACACAATAGCGATCCAGGCGACTTTCGATCTTGTCGTTCTTCATGCCGAGCCCTACGTGGGCGGATTTCTTGGTCTCGATACAGTTGGCGTGGTGGGCATTGAAATTCTTGAAGCTGTTGGTGGCCTCTAGATTGAAGGGGCGAGTCTTCCTCCCATGGGGGAGCTGGATATTGCTGTCCCTGGGCGTGGCCGCCTTCAAGATGTAGGTGGTCCAGGATTCTTCCGAGGATCGCCCCAAGGTGGGATACAGCTCCGGTGCGTCTACACGAACAAGCACGGAAGCTTTCGAGATTTCTTTTTCTTCTTTAGTCATAATTTTTGTCCTTTCGCCAAAATTTTGGGGAAATTAGATACATCTATCAAAAAATAGTCGCTAACTTTTTTCGCCCTTTTGCGTATCAAGGGGGAACAAAGTGCGAACCCTCTTTGATACGCACTTTTCCCAAAAAAGTTTGTGAAAAATTATTGAGGCGTGAAGATATGAGAAAGATCAAGAAAGCTAAGATTCAGTTTATCTCTTTGGTTCCTAAAGGGGCCAATAACTTTCCTGTTCTTTTCAAAGCAGATGGAAGTATTGAGATCCGAAGCCTTACCAAGATGCAAGAGGAAGGGGAACTGCTCTCAGTGGTTTATGCTCCTGGGATCGTAGATTCCCAGGGCGACTTCGCCGATGCGAAAGTAGTTAAAGAGATGGCTTATGATTTTCTGCGTCGGGGAGGAGAGATTGATCTTCAACATAGTGGAAAGCCGTTGAGTAAAGAACAGGCATTTGTGGCTGAATCTTTTCTTATTCATAAGGGTGATGAACGTTTCAAAGACTTCAGAGACTATTCGGGAAAGAAGGTAGACGTAACCGGCGGTTGGGGAATGGTCATTAAAATTGAGGATGAAGAACTGCGCAAGCTCTACAGAGAGGGCCAGTGGAACGGAGTTTCCATGTTTGGACCAGCGCAAATGGAAGAAGTGGCGGAAGTTGAAAAAGAGAATGCCCTTCTTAGTTTAGTAAAGAAGATTTTAGGTCAAAAAACGGAGGATGTAGACGTGGATGAAATCAAAGAAATGTTGAGCAAGATGAACCAGCGTCTGGAAGCCCTGGAGGCCGAGAAGAAGGCCGCTCTTGAAAAGCTTCAGAAGGAAGCTGAAGAGCAGAAGCAGAAAGAACTGGAAGCTCTCAAGAAGAAAATTGAAGAGCTGGAGAAGCAGAAGAAGGATGAGAAGAGCGACGAGAAAGAGACCCCTGAAGAGAAGTTGGCTCGTCTTCAGAAGGAAAAAGAAGAGGCCGACAAGAAGGCTGCCGAACTGAAGAAGGAATTGGAGGAGTTGCAAAAAGCCTCTAATCAGCCTCCGGAGGATGAGGATCTCAAGAAGTCTGATAAGGTGGTCTCTTTAAGCAAGGCCGATTTGGAATTGGTGGAACTTGGTCGGAAAATGGCTAAGGCCGTGAATGCAGAAATTGAAAAGAAGAAGAAATAAGGAGATAAAAAAATGGCATACGACGACAATCAGCTCTTTTCTCAGGGCTCCTATGATCCTTATCCGAGGATTAAACCCGTTCATCAGTATCCTAAGACTTTTGCTGCTGGAACGGATAAGTTGGAAGTTGGGACGCCTGTGGCTTTTAATACGTCTACTAAACAGTGGGTGGTTTGGACCTCCGGCGGGGCCAATGGAACGGGGGAAATCAGAGGTTTTGTTTATCCGGAAGCTATTCAGCTTGTAAGTGGCAAAGAAGTTTTGGGTGTGGTTATGATGGCGGGCGAGATTCATTACGATGATATTGTCCTGCCGTCGGGTGAAACCGAATCCGATCTGAAAGATAGTTTGAGAGCTGATGCTGTGCGGGAACGTGGATTGTGGATTACTGGCCTGGATGAGGTCCGATAAGGAGGAAATAAAAAATGGCATATTCTGTTGATGAACTTAAATGGCAGACTCTGACGGCGATGGTCAATGAGATCAAGCTGCCTCAGAGCTTTTTGAAAAATAGACTTTTTGCGGCTGAAAGAACTCTTTCTACTGAAACGGCTGAAATCGGATACTTCACCGGTGGGCGGAAGATGGCTCCCATGGTGCGGGTCAACGGAGAGGCTGTCATGGTGGAGGGTCTGGGAAAGAAATTCGCTACGGTTTCCATGCCCAATATTCGCATCAAGCGCCCCATGACGCCGTCGGAACTTTTCTTTGGTCGGCAGCCTGGCACGGTCATCTTCCCGTCTACTGGAGAACAGCTTTCGGCTATCCAGCAGGCTATTGCTCGTGATGCAAAGCACCTGATGGACCTGATCGAGAATCGTGAAGAGTGGATGGCGGCTATGGCGCTCCGGGGCGAGATCACGTATTCCGTGAGTGACCAGGAAGTCTTTACGATCACCTTCCCTCGCCAGGCTAGTCATAGCGTGACTGCCTCGCCTCTGTGGGATGCTTCGGGTGGGGATCCGGCTAGTGATTTCCTCGCTGCAAAGAGGCTTGTGAATAAGGATACGGGCCTGGTGTTGTCTGATGTTTATCTTGGATCTGATGCTTCTGCGGCTTTTCTTGCTAACCCTAAGGTGCAGAGCATGCTGGATACTCGAAATTACGAAGTCGGTAACGTGACCCGAGTTGGAGACTTCTCTGCGCAGGGCGCACTTTATCTGGGTCGGTTCAGCGGAATTCGTGTTTGGGAGTATTCTCGTCAGGTGCTCAAGGAAGACGGTTCTGCGGTTGACTTGATTCGCCCCAAGTATGCTGAATTCGTGGTGGAGGGTCCCAGCAACCGTTTCGAGACTCTGTATGGCGCTATCCCTGACTTTGAAGCCCTGGAAGGCAGGAAGTTCGTCGGGAAGCGGTTTTCTAAGAGCTGGATGGAGAAGGATCCCAGTGTGCGGCAGCTTCTTGTCCACACTAGACCCCTTTGTGTCCCCATCCTTCCTGATTCCACTGTTTCCATGGAGGTGGCGTCCTAAGGATGGTTAAACATAAGCCCGGTCCCAAAAACGGGACCGGGCGAACCCCCTTTACTGGAGAATGATTATGGAAAGATATTTTGTTGCCAAAGATAAGGGATCACTTTGTTTGAAAGGTAGACTGTTTCTTCCTGGCGCTGAAGTACCTATTCAGGCTCTTGAGCGACTTCCTCGTGAGTCGATTGAATGGTTATTTGACCATGGTTTAATCATTTCTGTCGGAGAAGTTGAAGCCGTGGAAGATGAAAAAATTGGGTTTAAATCATCGAAAATGGAAAAAGAAGAAGGTGTAAAAGCCCCAGAATATGAAAAGTTAAGTTTGGATGAATTAAATCTTTTGGTCAAAGAAAAGGATCCAGAAATGGAACCTTTTGAAACCGTGGAAGAGGCTATTGCCTTTTTGAGGATGTAATATGGTTGCACTCAAACCTCTTTTTGTTCGAGCTGAGGCTCCATTAACTGCTTTAGAAGTATTAAAGCGAGAGCTTCGTCTTTCTGGGGTTCCAGAAGAATCGGATGCTGAGGCGCTCATTAATCAAGCTGTGCGGGAGTGCAGAGTTGGATTTTATCGCCGCTTAGGGGCAACTTTGATTTCTACATATGCTAATCAGGAATTGGTAGAAGATCCTAACACCGATCTTGAATATAAAGCCTATTTAGCAGAACTTACCGAAATCCGTTGGGTAAAATTGTTGCTGCTGAATAGGTTGCCGATTCTTTTTGAAGACTCTTCTGGAGAAGAAGGAGAAGCCTGGAACACGGAAGGCACTTTCAGAAAGAGTGACCGAGCAGCGTTGGAGCAGCTCAAATTACAGTTAGCTTCTCAGGTAGAAAGCGCTCTTCGTGTGCTTAGTGGTGAACAGGAAATGGAAAATACTTCCAATTGGAATATTACTTTAATTGAACCGAAGACTACTCCAGGTCGGAGTGGTACTAGTATTTTTAATTCGGAGGATGAATAAAATGGCAGCTCGGAAGAAGCCTAAGAAATCTGCTCCAAAGCAGAAACACTTAAGTACTGAACAGAGAAAGCGTTTAGCTAAGAAGAACAAGTCTTCAAATTTTGCTGTTCCGTCAAAAGCTCCTGGACATGGGAGCTATCCAATTCCAGATTTGGCCCATGCTAGAAATGCTTTAGCTCGGGCAGCGCAGCAGAATGATCCTGCTCTGGAGGCTCGGGTAAGGCGGGCAGTTTATCGTAAGTTTCCCGAACTTAAAAAGCGAGCTGAGGCAAGAAAACCTAAGACTTCCCGCAGGAAGAAGCGCAAGTAATGCAACTACAAAAAGCTCGCATCTACAATAGACTGTTTCAATTGGGCAAAGGCGGATCCTTCTATCGAGTGCGCTATTTGTCCGATGGGACAATGTTGGGAGATTTGAATGAAGACGATAGAGTTGCTCCTAAAACTGTCCTGGTGAATGAGACTGCGGCGAGTTTTGATATTCCAATGCAATTTCGGCGTTATGCTCGAAGAGAAAGGTCGGGCTGGACCTGGCAATTGTATTTGGCTTTTGATAAAGAAGTAATCGTCGAGGCATTTGAAAAGGAATTGATCGAACAAGCAATTATTTTGCCTTACGATAAAGAAAATAAACTACAACAAGTAACTTTGGAATTGGTGGATTCAGAATATACTCATCCGGTTAAAAGAGAACCGGCTAATGGAACACAAGTAACTTTAACTTTTCATGCGACTTTAGGTCCCGTATAAGGAGGAAACATGCCTGGTATTAATGAAGCTGGAACGAACAATGTAAATGATTATAATTTGGGTCGAGGAATTCTCTATTTTGCTCCTGTGGATTCCAATCAGGTTCCCATGGATTATCGTGATCTGGGGAACGTCACCGACTTCAAACTGACTCCTACGGTGGAGACGTTGGAGCACAAGTCTTCTCGGACCGGCCTGAAGGTTACCGATAAAGAGGTGACGCTCTCGGAGAAGTGGGAAGTCTCTTTTACCCTGGACGAGTTAAACTTCGAGAATCTTGCCCTCTTCATGAGTGGTGAAGCGAATCAGAGGACCAATGCTGGTGGAAGTGCTCTTACTGGTAGTGATAACTTTGTTGTCTATGAACAGGGGCGTTGGTATGATCTCTATAGCGATGCTAGTGGGCGGCCTACGACCGACCCTCAGGGAGATCGGATTTATGACATCGGTACAGTGACGATTCAGCCCTCGGGCGGTGGGTCCGCTTTCGTGGAAGGTACGGATTATACTGTCGATTCCGTGATGGGCCGAATTTTCGTGATCGATGGGGGATCTATCACCGGTTCGAGTTCTGGTATTGCTTACGATTTGGATATTGCGGCCAATGGTAGTGCTGCTGCTAATTTGGATCGGGTGCAGGCCATGAGTCTCAGCAGTATCGAAGGCGCTTTGAAGTTTATCGCTGAGAATCCTGCCTCTAATGGGGTGAAGGTCGAATATCAGATTCACCTTGTTCGGCTCCAGGCTGATGGTGACTTGGCGTTGATCGGAGATGATTGGTCTACTTTCTCCTTTAAGGGAGTGGTTCAGAAAGCTTCGACGGCCGATCCTGACAGCCCCTATTTTACGATTATCACTCATGAAAATGCTTAATTCTCCAACAGCTTGATGTATAATAGATCAAAGCTCGGGGGACCTCTCCCCCGAGCCTTGACTGTTTCATTTCTAAACATCTTAACTGGAGGTTAAACATGGGCTGGAAAGATTCTTTCGCATTTCTCTCCGAACCGAGCGACGTTTACGAAAAGGAAATCAAAGGACAGACTCTTCGTTTTTATCCGCTCTCGATGGGCGCTCTTTTTTCCCTGCGTTCCTTGACCGGAACCCTTGCCAAGGCGCTTTCGGTCTTGTTTCGGGATTCGTCGAAAGACGTGGCTCAGGAGCAAATTCAGGACGGTGAGCGGTCGGAAATCCGCATCCAGGCCATTGACCCTAAGCTATCTGAACAGCTCGCTAAAGGGCGCGAGGAGGCTCTGGGGAAGCTCATGGATCTTTTGACCAATCAGGATACCGCTATGGTGATTGGTAGACTTCTTTTTGATTCCTTGAGAGATCTTCGTCCTGAAAACTACACCAACAAGGATGCTCTCGAATTCGTTCGTTCAATGGACCTCGACACCCTTAAGGAAATGCTGATGGGCTTGGCGAAAGCCAACGGAGGCATTTTTGGCCCTTTAGTCAGCGGCCTCCCGTTGATGGACGGGCTCAACAATCTGGTGACCGAAGAGGTCAAGGAGGACGAAGAGGCTCCCAAAGCGGAGTAGTCTCTGAAAATTTCTGGACAGAACTGCGAGAAGCTATTATTTATTTGGTTTCATCGGGTGGTTTCTGTTTAGAATTCCTTTTAGATCTTCCTCTTCCTTCTTTCGACCGCCTTATGGGCAGTTTCGTGCGGGTCCAGGCCAGAGAACATTACGAATTGCTCCAGATCACGTTGGTGGGATCTCAAGGAACCCGAGAATCTATTTCTGAGCTGTCTAAATATTATTTAAAACAGTTTAGACGACAAAAAAATCCGCACGATTTAATGATACGAAAGTTTGGAGTTAAGAAGGATGGTAAATAAAAAAGATAGGTTAGAAATTGAACTAGTCATTCGTGACTTGTTCTCTAAAACTTTAAAACGATTAGATCAACAGATCAAGGGCTTGACTTCTGTTCTCAATTCGTTTAAGGATAATTTTAAATCTGCGGCTACTGATCTCCGAGCTTTCAATCGAGTGATGAACTCAACCGCCGCCGGAATGGGCAAATTAAAAGCTGCCCAGGCTGCACTTTCTGCTCAGGTGCGTGGAACCACCCAATCTTTTGGAAGTTTACGAAACAATCTCAAAGTTGCCAATAACGAGCTTCGTTCTTTTTCTCGGGCTACCAGTAAACTCGGTAAAGCTTTCGTCAATTTAGAAGCTCTTTCAAAACGGCTGGCGAGTCAAGAAGTAAATCTTTCCCAGCTCCTCAAAGCTCAAGCGGCTCAATACCAACGTTTAGCGGCGGCAGCCCGAGAAGCGGCTATTGCCAAAGAGCGTTCCGCTGCAGCGGGGAAGCCCATTACACGGGGAGCAGGAAGAAATATCTGGACAGGAGCTAGAGAGCTTACAGCAGACGAAGAAAAAGCACTTCAAACCAATTTACAATTTAAAGCCTTATCTTCTCCTCAAACTACTAAAGGAATCAAAAAGGCTGTTGACACCGTTAAAAAACTTCGTTCTGAATTGTCAGGGTTGCCGATTCAGCAATTGCGTCAATTTGGAGTAAATGCACAGTTTGCAGCTGCGAAAAGTACTGTTTTTTCGAAAGGCATTCAAACCAATATCGCAAGGTTACGAGCGCTTCGTACGCCTGTAACCGCTACTTCTGAAGCACTCGCTAAAGTGCAGCTTCGTTGGAAAGCTATGATCGCTGGAATGAAAGCAGGCGATCAAGAGATGAATCGAATCTCTTTCACCTTCCGTAGATTGTTTGGCATCTTGGCTGCATTCGCCGCCGCTCGCTACGCTGTGGCGGGCTTCTTCGGTCTGATCAAAAGCTCGATTGCTTTCAATGCTAATATTGAACAAGCCCGAATTGGGATTGCTACTTTGTTCATGGCAACTTCGGAGATGACTGATCAGACCGGTAAATTGGTCGAAGAGAGTCAGCGCTTCCCCCTGGCTCTGCAAGAAGCACAACGTCAGATGCAACAGCTTCGGTTGGATGCATTGAAGTCTACGGCTACTTTTCAGCAATTGGTTGAAACTTATCAGGTTGCCATCGCTCCAGGCATTCAGGCAGGGTTGAATCCAGATCAAATTAGGAAGTTCTCTTTGCGCATCGCCCAGGCAGCGGCGGCTATTGGGCTTCCCATGAATCAGCTGGCTGAAGAAATTAGATCTACTCTGGCCGGGACCATCCAGCTCCGTACGACCCGAATTGCTGCGGCCTTAGGGATTACCAATGAGGACATCCGCAACGCCAAAGAGGCGGGGAAGCTCTACGAATTCTTAAATAAGAAATTTCAAGCTTTTGCGCAGACGCAAGATATTGCCGCAGGTACTCTCCATGGCTTAATTCAGCGGCTTAAGGATTTTGGTCAAGTGGTGGCTGGAGAAGCCGGAGAGAGCTTCTTCAAGCGTCTCAAGGGCTACCTGGCAGACATCATCAAGTCGGGTTTGCAGATGAGGGGTGGGCTCATTCGCCCGTCTCAGAAAGCTGTACAGGCATTCAAACTCATCTTTGAGCAGCTCGAATTAATTTTGAAAGATCTGCATGATTTAGCTCAGGGAGATTTCTTGGCAGGCATGGCTAGAATTATTACCATGTTACTGCAAGCTGGAAGACTTATTGGACACTACTTTGTGGGCGGTTTTATTGTTGTAGTAAACTCCTTAAATATCATTGCTAAACTTTTAAAAGTTATTACTTCAGTCGCTCAACTAATTGGAATTGAAGCAAAAAATATTTTTCAAATTTTGGGTTTAATTGTTATCGGCCAAAAGCTTGCTGTCTTTACTGCATTGCGGTTGAAAAAAGTATGGGGAGCATTAGCGATTACAGCTAAAGAAATCAAGACAGCCTTTATCGCCTTAAGAGGTCTTACATTTACTTCTTTAGTTTCTTCTACAAAAGCTTTGGCTAGTGGTTTTAAATCTATTATCATTTCTGCTATGGGCGTAATGGCGCTTACATATGGTATTAATGAAGCAACTCAATCTTTAATTGGAACTAGTTTTTCTGTTGCCTATCAACTTACTTATGCCTGGAAGCTCTTAAAGGCCACCATTGAGGCGGTAACCAATCGAATTTTATTTTCGATTGCTACTATGGCTAAAAAGAGTGCTGAATTATTGTATCCTTTGCATTTGATTTCCACCAAAACTTTAACTAAAATAACTGCTGCTTGGGAGATTCAACGTAAAAAGATGTTGGATACAATGGACATCTCTAAAAATGCCGCTCGGGCTATGGATGAATATGATCGAGCTGCGGATGCTGCCAAGAATAAAATCGAGAAAATGGCAAAACAAGAAGGAGAATTTCACCGTAGACAGCAGGCGGTTTTAACTTCGCAACAATTATTGAACAATGAATTGGAAATTACCAAAAACCATCTTGAAGCTACTTTAAATTTATTGCGTAGTGAAACTGAATCTTCCGCTCTCCCACGGAGTGTTAAGTTACAACGAGAATTAAATCTTCAACTCATTAAACAACGAGAAGAGCGCACTGCCCTTATTAAACAAGGACGGAAAGAGTTAGACGATCTTCGCGCTAAGGGGGCTTTAGACACTGAAGTTGAACAGACTCGATTGAAATGGCGTGCCAAATTGGCGGACATGGATGCTAAACATGAATTAGCTAATGCCAAGTTACAATTCCAAAAAGAACAAGCTCAATTACGAGAACAAGAAAGTTCTATTAAAATTCGGGAGGAGTACAAACTTTCCTTGTTGAGCCATAAAGAAATGGCTGCACAAATGAATTTTGAACAAGGAAAAATATCAGAAATTGAATTGTTAGAAGCAAAAAGAAACTTGCTCACTGCTGAAAGAGAAGTTAAACTAAAAGCTGTAGCTGCGTACTATGAAGCAGAAGAAAAATTTGCACGAGAACATGGAGCTACAGCAGAAACTTTAAATGAGATTGCTTTAAAGCGCCTAGCTACTGAACAAAAAATCAACGATGAATATGATAAACAAGATGAAAAAATTAAACGGGTCGCAGAAGTTTATGAAGGAGGAATTCCTGCCGCCGCAGAAAATGGTTTAAAACTCTTTGCCGATAAGTATAAAGATGAGATCAAAATGATTTCTGATCTCATGCAAGATATGACGGAAAAATTAGCTAATTTCATCTCCGACGCTATCGTTGATGCTTTTGATCCTACCAAAGATAAACCCATTAAAGAAAGATTTGGAGAATTCCTTCAAGATTTAGCCAGGATGATTATGCGATTTGCTATCAAGATGGCAATTGCTAAAGCTATTTCTTCAGCTTTGGGTGGAGGGGTTGGAGTTAATTTGAATGTTGGAGGTGGGGGTGTAAGCAAATGGCGAGGTGGTTTAATTGATGGAGTTTCTAAAAGTCGGGCTCGACCGACTCTCGCTCATCTAGGAGCCTCAGGCTTCGCTCAGGGCGGACGCCCGGCGGGCATCCACCCTTCCGATACCATCCCGATCTGGGTGGCTCCAGGCGAGTATATCGTCCGCAGAGAGGCCGTCCGCCAATATGGAGTCCAAGCCCTAGAGGCCATCAACCGTGGGCTCTTGAATCCAGTGGCCCTTAGGTCGATGTTAGGGAACACTTCTCGGATCCTGCGCACGCCTCAGGGACCTGGCTATGCCGAGGGCGGTGTGGTTGCCACCGTGGCAGACAGTAAAGAGCCTGCAAAAACCGAAAAAGAAGCTACCATTACTCCAGCGATCATCGTAGCAAACGATGAAGCTCTAGATCGACTCCTGACAGGAGGAAAAGGAGCTTTCCTTCGTTTCTTGAACAAGCACTCCGCGAAAATTAGGGAGGCTTTAAAATAATGGTTTTAAAGTGGGTAGAAGGGTTTGAGTTTCTCCACGGAAATGATGCTTTTTTTCAAGCAAAATATACTACTTTCAATAGTAGTCAAAATGTTTCAGTAGGAACTGGAAGATATTTTGGAAAATCAGCTCATCAACCTGTTTTTTCTTTTCGTCCTTTTTCAGTAAATGATGAGTGGACAATTGGATTTGCAATAAAACAAGGCTTTAGTGCAAATCCTACAGATGTTTACGAACCAAATAATTACATTGCCTTTCGTAAAGCGGGAATAGAACAATTTACTTTAAAATTTAAAAGAGTAACTAATAGTTCATTTGTTTATGCCATCTTAAGGGATTCAACAGAAATTGCCTCTGGTACAAAAGAGATCCATAATTTAGAAGGCTGGCACTATATCGAAATTTATTTTAAAGCTACAGATAATGGAGATCTAGAATTGAGAATTGATGGTTTTCCAGACATTGTAATTTCTGGAGAAGACCTTCAAGCCGATAGTTCCTCTGGAGTAGATAATATAGGTTTTACTTTAAATAGTAGCTACCTTGATGATATATATTTATGTACTGGAAAAGAATTTCTTGGCGATCAAATCGTTGAAGGAATTGAGATGGTTTCTGATGCCAGTCCGAATCAGTGGTCTCCCGGAGGGTCCAATCCAAACAGTGACCACTATAAAGACATAGAGCCAAGTTCTACTCCTACAAATAATTATCTAGAAGAAGATACTGCAGGACAAAAAGAAGTTTTTGGATTGGCTCAAGAAATTCAAACCCATGAAGAATTAGAAGGATATCAATTAGATATTTTTGCGGAACTAGATGCTGCTGGATCAGAAGACATGCATATTATTGATGGAAGTTCTTTTACTATTACTTCAACTTCTTGGGAGCATAAAAGCGAAATTAAAACAGATTCCGCTTTGCCTTCAACTCATGGATTTGAGAAGGATTAAAAATGGCTAAGATTCGAGTAGCTCAGTTTACGATTCAGGTCTTAAAAAGAGCTGAAGACATTTTACGAGCTTATATCTCTAAACCTTCTTGGCAAGACCAATTACTTCCCCATGATTGGGTACAGTCTTTCTCTATAGAAACGGCTTACCATACCGATGTAACAATCGCAAAAGATAAACAAACTGAAGAGCGTCGAGCTTTATTCGGACGACCGACTCGAACTCTAAAAGTAAACTGGACTTCTATTCCTACTGAAGATCTGGAAAAGATGTTACACCTCATGCGTTATATGAATGAGGAACGATTCTTGGTGCCAATTTATTCAGATATAAACTTTAATAGTGAAGATTATGATAACGGAGGTGCAACCCCACTAGTCGTTGCTGTAGAAACAAAAAATTGTAGATATTTTATCAATGGTTATGTCTGTGTGGAAAAAGAAGGTGAATTAGCTTTTCGTCGATTGACAGGTTTCACTAAGGATGGCATAAAGATAGATTCTGCTCTGCCCTGGAGTGGTGATGCCGGAACGTTAAAAATTTGTCCCTGTATAACTGCGGAACAGCTTTTAGATAGTGACATGAATTTGATCACCGATGAAGTTAGTCAGATTTCTATTACCCTTAAAGAAGCTATTAGCAAATATGCTTTACCGCCTGCTTGGACCGGATTACCTCTGGGCTGGAATACTTTTGAAGATCTTCCTATTATTGATCCCTTTTATTTACATAATTGGGTTGGGACTTTAAAGATTCAAGATCAACGAGCTGGAATTCAAAGTGCTTCTGGTCGTGGAATCTACACCGAAACCTGGGGAGATGCCCCGAAAAGAATAACGTCTATTAATCTTCTTCAAGATCGCGAAGAGGGGTATAAATTTCTTAAACTTTTTGACTCTCGACGTGGACGGCTTCTTCCTCTTTGGGTAATTGATGCTCAAGGAGGGTGGAGAGTAAAGGCGATTGGTTCTGGATACATTGATGTTTATTCGAGAGGTAGTACCAGTTATTTAAATGAAGTAAAATATATCGGAATCACAAAAGAAGATGGGAGCTCTGAAGTTCGAGAAGTGGGTTCAGTAACAGTACACGATGGAGATTGGAGATTTAATTTAACTTCTAGCTTTACTTTTTCAGCGGATGAAGTTATTCATTGTGCCAGGGCTAGAAAGTCTAGATTTTTTAAAGATGCACTTGAACAAGAATATGTTACTGATAATGTTATTAGAACTCAAGCAAGTTTTATTGAACTGCTAAAAGAGGTGAATCAATAATGGCTGTTTTTGATCAAGCAAGTAAAAAATCTTTTTATAAAGTACGATTTACTTATTGGCAGGATCAAGCTCATAATTTTCCTGTCTATCATGAATATACTAATTGGTCAATGGATCTGGCCGGTTTAAGTTCTGATGGATTTATTTCAACTCCAGAAATGGAAATAGATCTTCCCACGATTGAGGGTACCTTACAGGAAAAAGATTTTGCCGTAAGATTACCAATGGATGACTTTTTAAAAGAACTCTCTAGCGGTCTACCTCATGAAACTGTAATTATGGAAATCTGGGAATTCTCATTGGCAGCAGATCCTAGTCAGGGAGGACAAGAATTATTTTTGTTTCGTGGACCGATATTGGGAATAATTAGAAATAAAAATGGAAGAGAGGGAATTGTTGAACTAAAGGGCAGATTGGCAAAACATCGAATTGATATTGCTTTAGGGGTGCCAGCGAACCATCATTGTATTTGGACGCTGGGGAAAGCTCCCTGTCAGGCTTTAGTTTCTGCTTTACATGGATTTTCTATTGCTTCTATTACCGGCAAGAAAGTAATTGTCAATGAAAACACGCCCGGTACTTTAGCTTCTTATGATGATTATTATTTTCATCGAGGATTTTTAAGAATCAAAAGTGGGGGTGGGGGAACTGAGGGGAATTATCAGGTTGGAATTCGAGAATGGCGTAAAGCTAATCCTACCACTTTTTATGTATTGCGTCAACTTCCTCAAAGGTGGGTAGGAAAAGGAGTTGCCATTTCTGGCGGTTGTGATAAAACGATTGAAACTTGTCGAGCTCGATGGGGACAAGAAGCCAATTTTTGTGGGCTAGGATATGCGATCCCGCCTTACAATCCTAATTTCGAAGCATAAAGGAAGACCTCATGCAGTTTTACAAAATTGATTTTAAATGGTGTCCGATGCCTCCAGAATTGAGCAAACAAAATGCCGCGCTAGAACGAGTTTTATTAGAATGGGAGAACACGCCATATTTCTCTGGATCTGCTGTAAAGCAGGCTGGCGTTGACTGCGTACGGTTTGTGTGCGCGGTGTTTAAAGAGCTGGAAGGAGATCCATTAGACAATGACACTATAAAACTATTACCTCCAGATGCTGCCATGCATAATCGAAGTGGGGCAATATTAGTTATGAAATATATTTTAAATCTCTTACAGCCCATAAAAGAAATTTCAAGCCAAGAAGTAGAACCTGGAGATATCTTAGTTGTGGGACCAGCAAACGGCGGACCAGGCCATGCCATGATTGTAACTCCGTGGAAAAATGTTTTAATGCATGCAGGGACGGCTAAGGTGTGTAGAACTGGTTTTCATTTAGCTACGCATTATCAAAAGGTTTTTAAGGTCTTTAGAAAGGGGAATCGTCAATGCTGGGCTTAGTTTCTTTAGGGCTTTTTGCTCTGGGAGTAGGGTTATCTTTGTTGGCCGCCTATCTATTGCGACCTAAGATAAAATCTCAAGATGCTCCTCCGACGGCCCTTTCTGTTCGAGGTGCTTATATCCCATGGATTATGGGACGGTGCCGAGTTAAACCTATTTTTGGATGGGCTGGACACCGATTTCGAAGACGAGAAAGAGCCCATTCCGGAAAAGGTGGAAGTATGTTTAAGCCCAAGATAAAAATTTATTATGAAGAGGGCTGGCATATTTTATCTATAGGTCCTGTTACTGCGCTATATGGAATTTATGAAGGAAAAAGGGCTCTTTTTGAAGGAGTATTAACTCCCGAAAGCCATCCTTCAGGAAGCCTTTTAGATCTTGGTAAACAAGGACAAGCTCGAATTTATTGGGGAGAGACGACACAGCCAGTAAATACTGTTTTAGGCGATAGTAGTCGAGTTGGTATTTCTAGTCGTTGGCCGGGAATTTGTTATATCCATTGGGAAGAGAAGCGACTGGGAGAAAGTCCTATTTGGCCGATGTTAGAATATTGGATTGAACGTAGACCTACTGGAAATTATCTTTCTAATTCTGATGCTTGGAGAAATCCGACTTTTACTTTATCTGGAGTTTCCCATCTGGTGTATGATGCCCATATGGGAATTGAGGGAGTAGGATATATTACTGTTCAAGCAGTAGCCCACGGAGAGTTTGAACCTCTAGGGAAGTTTAAAGCAACTGGATTGACTGCGCTTTCTGATGGAGATTATGAAATTGTAAAAGTAGAAGAATTTTATTATAGTCATAATGGAGAATTGTGGGTTAAAGTTTATCCTGAAGGAGGAGTTAGTACTTCCGTCAGTGTCGAAACTGGTAACGTTGAAGTGTATGCTCGTGGAGAAGATATGGGAGCGAATCCCGCTCATGTAATAGCAGATCTTCTTTTTGAATCTTGGCCTTATGGTCTCAGTCAAAAGGAAGAATATTGGGATATGGATTCTTTAGAAGATCTGGGAGTTCTTTTAGAGGATGAAGATTGGTTTACTCATTGGGAAGCAACAGAAGGAAAAACCGCAAAAGATCTTTTAGGAGAAGCACTACAAGATATTGGAGCTGTCGTTTATCAAAATCCTATTACTGGATTATTAACTTTTAAAGCTTTACGAAAAGCTACAGGAACTTTATTTAATATTGATAAAGATATGATTTTACCTCCATTACCGGAAGTAGAATCAGTGATGGATGCAGTAAAAGCTAAAAAAGTAATCTATTCTTATAAAGATGTAGAATTAGGTTATCGCCCTATGACCATCACTATTGACGACGATGGTCAGGCAAGCTTTTTAGATTATCAAAATGCCACTCAAAGTACCATTACTTTAGCAGATTTTTTTGATATGGCGGCAAAAATTGCAGAGCGACGCAGTCAAGAAGAATTAGGAAATGGAGCACTATTACGATTAAAAACTAATCGTAGTACACGAACTTTGGTTCCAGGAGAAGCCCTAACCGTTGAGGGGTTTGAGGAAATTTTCAGAGTGGTAGAACTGGAATTAAATCCGGATTCAGGGATAATTGAATTACATCTTATGGCTGACTTTTATGGTGCTGAAGATAGTACATTTGAAAATCGACCTGGTAAAGATGTAATTGATGAATCCGCTACTCAACTCAATCCTTTACAAACTTTTATCGAAATTCCAGAATTCATTGTGGGAAAATCTTTAGATTTAAAAATTATTGCTCCAATTGTTCGTGCCGATTATCAAACCTTTAATGAAATGTTGTATCTTTCCGATGATGGAACTAGTTATACTCTTTTTGGAGAATACGATGATTTTGTTGCTGGAGGAGTATTAGACAGTGCGCTTCCGAATAATGGAATCTTTTATCTTGAACAAGGTCCAACCTTTACAGTAAGCGGACCAGATATTTCTCAAGTTCTAGATCTTTCTGGAAGTGAATCTGAATGGCGAAAAGGGAGGCAGTTGTGTCTGATAGGAGAAGAACTCTGTTTCTTAAAGAAAGTAACGGCTATGGGAGGTAATACCTATCGACTGGATGGATTGCTACGAGCCCGGTATGATACTCGCCAAGAAACTCACGCTATCGGCGATGGCATTTTTATATTTACCAATGAAGCTTTCAATCCTATTATGGATCTACTTTTAGGAATTGGAGAAGATCTATATTTAAAACCCCAGCCGATCGGCTTCGCTGGAGAACTTCCATTGGATTTAGTGCCTGAAATTAAAAAAACTCTGTATGGTAAAGGTGTAGTTCCAATGCCTCCAGAAACATTGCGAGTTACAGCTCCAGTAAAAAATGTTCCAGCTTATTCTTCAGGAAATAATATTACTTTCCAGTGGTGCTATTTGTCTACCTTGGCAGTAGGTTCTGGGGCTGGAATGCAGGGCTATGGAGAGGTCTGCGGAGAAGCTGAAGTCGATGGAAATTTTAGAGTAGAAATTTTAGATAGTCTTAATAATGTAAAACGGGAAGTGACTAATATTGAGTCACCTACGTATACTTATACTAATGCCAATTTGGTATCAGATTTTGGTAGTGAGCCCTCTTCTTTCAAGATTAGGGTATATAATGTTCGAGGTGGACAAGAAAGCAGCTATACTGAATTGACTGTTTCAAAAATTTAGGAGTTGAAATTATGGCACGTCCGAGTAAGAATACTGTAAACCATGGAGCGGAGTCGTGGGACACCGCCATCAATGACAACTTTTCGTTGATCTTTGATACTCCCATTCCTATCGCTGTCTATAGTAGCGTCTCCGCCTTCCCTTCGGCGGCGTCCTACGAAGACTGCATTGCTATCGCTCAAGACACCGACCAAGCTTATATCTCCGATGGAAGCACGTGGGCACTTTTGGGAGGTGCTTCAACTTTCTTAGCACTAGCTGATACGCCCTCAGCCTTCACCGGACAAGCTGGAAAGGTCCCAGCAGTTAACTCAGCAGAGAACGCCCTGGAGTTTGTTTCCATGGCTTCTGGAGAAGATATTTCTCGGGAGTTCTATACCGACTTTTCCACGTCTGAAAAAGACATGGGAATGGTTTGGCACGACAACAAGAAAATCTATTCCAAAGTGATTAGTTTGGGGGCTCTTCCCGATGGCTCTTCTGGATCTACTTTAAAAACGGTTGCCCATAGTATTTCTGGTCTTTCTGAAATTGTGCGCATTTGGGGATGGGCTGAACATACCGATGGGCGGAGGGTGCCTTTGCCTTACATGCATAAATCTGACAGTGCTTCTGGAGAAGAAGTAAGTCTTTCTGCTAACAATACCAATGTTTATCTTCGTTGTAATGGTTTTAATGCAAGTAATTTTACTGGCACTGTGGTACTCTGGTATACCAAATCGGCTACGGGTAGCACGGATGATAATTTCTTTAGCTTCTCCACTTCTGAACAACGCACAGGTCTAAACTGGATTGATGGGCGACCGATCTATTGTAAAGTCCTCAAAGATTTGGTGGGACCCAATGGGTCTACTTCAACACAAGTTGCTCATGGGATTTCCAATCTAAAAGATGTTGTTCGTATGGAAACTTATTATGGTAATACCAGCACCTGGAAAGCTCCAATGAATGGCGTTGCAGATAATAGCGGAAGTTATCACCGCCTCACGTATCAGAAAATGAATGGAACCTATATAGAATATGCTACGGAATCCACAAATTGGACCGGTCACACGGTAGGCCATGCTATCTTATGGTATACTAAAACTGATGATGAAGTCCCTTCTCCTGAAACTACTTTCGGGAGAGATTTTCAGATTGGAAAGGAAGTCAACACTAAAACTAAATGGACAGATGGAAAATATATTTTCAAGAAGGTGATCAATTTAGGAACTCTCCCTAATAATACTTCTGATGCTATTGCCCTGGCCCTAAACGATGCTGATACTATTCTTTGGGTCTGGGGAACTAATTATAACACGAGTGATAATTATTTTTATGCCCACCCGTTTTGGTTTACCCAACCGAATGCTGTACGGTACGCTTTTGATTTAAATAAGAGTAGTATTGCTCGTAAAGATTGGGGAAACAATAGCAACAATCAAAATGAATACTTAGTTATTTATTACACCAAGAATTTACCAGAAACTACTCAATGGATCTCTAACGACATTACTTTAAATGTTAATTCTAATGGAAATGCAAATGGAGATGGGTCCGAAGAAGCTCCTTTCGATTCTATTCAACATGCTTTAGATTGGCTAGCCAATAAAAGAATTTTGGATGGAGTGACCGCTACTATTCAAGTAGCAAATGGTACCTACACTACTTCAACGTTAACCATTACCCATCCGGATGCTAAAAAAATAAAAATTTTAGGAGATACTTCTACTTTTTCTGGCTATGCGATCACGGCTGTAAATACTGGAAGTAAACAGTTTACTATTGCTGGAAATCATACTTCAGAATTTCCAACTGGAGCCTATTTAAAAGTTTATGGATCCACCCTTAATGATAATATGTATACCGTTTCCTCATCTTCCTACAGTGGGGGAAACACTATTATTGTAGTAAATGAAACCATTCAAGATAGCACAGTAGATGGCACTTTACGTTCCTATAACATGGGAGTAATTTTAGATTTTAGTAGTTCTGCGCAGGCTGGAATTGAGTTAATCAATCATAGTTTAGGACAATTTGATGGATTTCAACTTAAAGGAAGTGGAGATACTAATGGTAAAGTTGGAATCTTTTTAGCTTATGGGGCAACGTTGCCTACAGGAAATAATATTTTAATTCACCATTTTCAAGGAGGAATTAATATTTATTTTAATTGCAACGTTAATGCTGGGAGTATTGCAGTTGCTTATTGTGGAAATTATGGAGGAATTAAAGCTAGTAATAGTAGTGCAATTAGTTTAGGCGATTATTCTGCCAGCTGTAGAATTTCAAATAACGGAACAGGATTTTTAGCAGAAACAAAAGGAGAAATTGTAGCAAATCATGGTATTGCATGTAATTGTAAATATGGACTCTTTGCTCGCGATGATGCTTTAATTATGGCAAATAGCGGAAATTTTAATTATAATACTGCTGATGGGGCGCATGCAATAAATTCTTCAACATTTTCTCTTTTAAATACAATAGTTAGATATAATACCACTTATGGAATTTATGCTTATGGAGTAGGAATCGTAAGTTCCAGTGGGGCTACTGTTTCTAATAATGGTACAAACTTTTCTCCTACTCAAGATACTGTAGGAAATAAAAATTCTATTATTTATACCTAATGGAGTAGAACAATGGTACAATATGAACTCATCAAACCTGTTGGTCCTTTTGGATTGTTTCGAATTCGCCGCACTTCCGATGGCGCTATTGGCGGCTGGGTGGAAAACAAAGAGAATTTGAGTGAAACCGGAGATTGCTGGATCGAAGGCAATGCCAAGGTTTATGGAGATGCTCGCGTTTCTGGGAACGCCCTTATTTCAGACGAGGCAGAAATCTTTGGTGCGGCTCACGTTTCTGGAGACGCCAAGATTTTTGGTAAAGCAAAAGTACATGGAGAAGCTCGTATCTCCGGCAATGCTCAAATTTTCGATGATGCTGAAGTAAATGGTTCTGCGGAGATCAAAGGCGCAGCTATCGTTTCTGGCCAGACAGAAATTTATGAAGAGGCCAAGATCTTTGATAATGCAAAAGTACATGGATATGTAAAAGTCTGTGGCACTGCTTCAATATTTGAAAATGCTGAAATAGAAGCCCATGTTTCTATTTCAGGAAATGCTAAAATTTATGGAAATGCGCAACTCCATGAACATGTTTCTGTTTTTGGTGATGCTGAAATTTATGGAGACGTAGTTCTTTGGGATTCTGTAAAAGTTTATGGTCATGCCACAATGAGTGGCACGATTACCGCCCGTGATGATGTTAAAATTTATGATTATGCTAATTTGAGTGGCACACTTAAACTTTCCAATGAAGTTTCCGTCTATGGACATAGTAGCATTTCCGGCACAGCCCTCCTATCAGATAAAGTTCAAGTTTTTGATACGGTGGTAATTAATGGCTCTGACATTAAACTTTCTGATGATGTTAAAATTTATGGCTCAGCTAATTTGTCTGGGGCGGTAGAAATCAAAAACTCTGTTGAAGTTTATGGCTCAACCCAGATTAAAGATAACGTCACTATCTCTGAGAATGCTAAAGTTTATGGTTCAGCTCAAGTTTATGGCTTTGCTGATATTTATGGTTCGGCTAAAGTTTTTGACGATGCTGAGGTTTATGAAACGGCTACAGTTTATGACAATGCTGAAGTCTTTGGTAGTGCTGAAATTTACGGAACCGCTCGCATTTATGATTCAGCTAAAATTTATGGTAGCGCCAAAATTTACGGAAATGCTCAAGTTTTTGAAGAGGCCGAGGTGTTTGAAAATACCAGTGCTTTTGCCAATACTCAAATTTATGGAAAAGCTAAAGTCTATGGCGGTTCGCATATCCAAGATAATGTCAAAATCTATGGCTCTGCTTTAGTTCACACTAGTGGTTATATTTATCAAAATGCTCAAATTTATGACGAAGCCGAAATTTCTGATGCAGCTAAGATTTATGGTTGGGCTAAGATTTATGGCAATGCCAAAGTTTACAGCTCTGCTGCGGTTTATTCTTATGCAGAAGTTTTTGAGAACGCTCGTATTTCTTCTCAAGCTAGAGTTTTGGATTATGCTAAAATTTATGGTAACGCTAATGTTTATGGTGGAGCTTTAGCGATGGGATATTCTAAAATCTTTGGGAATGCTCGTCTTTATGACACAGCATATACTACTCAACATGCTCAAGTTTATGGTTCAGCTCGTGTTTATGGAACTGCACAAATTTATGGAAATGGTCAAGTTTTTGATGAAGGTCAAGTCTATGAAAGTGCAAAAGTATATGGAGATGCGATTGTAAAAGAATGGGCCAAGGTCCACGGTTCCTACGTCCTGAACGGCACCGCAGTTGCTGACAATCATGATGACCTCTTTTAATACAGATTTTCTAAAAAATCACTTGACTTTTCTTAAATTTGTAGTATAATATAGTATTGACAGAAGGGAGAATGTTCATGGTTGAGACCCGTCTTTGGATCGTGCGGGAGAAACATCCCGACCATTTTTGTGAGGCGTACATTGTGCGAGATGAGATCCCGCAAAAGGGGTACTATGGACCGAAGGGAGCCAAGAATCGCCCACAGTGGTATTTCTGGAGAACTAAAAATGTTTCTAACAAAACGCGACTCTCTAGGGGAATGGTAACTGCCCTAGGTATCAAACCTGGAGAATGTTTTCTTCTCGTAAACACGGCAGACATTGATTTAAAATCTTGGGGGTTATAATGAAAGATGAACTTGAAAAAACAATTACCGATCTTCGCAGGCAATTAATTGAGGCTCGACAAAGAGCTGATCGGTATAACGAAGATCGTCAAAAGCTCATTAAGCAAGTTCAAAGATTACGCGCTCTTTTGAAGGTTATTGTTTCTTTGCATGAAAAGAATATGAAAAATAAAATTTCTAAAAAAGATGCGACAACTGAAGAAGATAAAGCCACTAAAAAGGAGACTGAAAATGGTGCTTGATATTCTTGCTTGGATGATTGTAGCAGCCGTTGCTCTTTATGGATATTTTCTTTTCAAGGAAAATCGCAATGATGATTGAATATCCTAAAATTCATTCGCCGTGGAAGCGCGATCCAAAGACTCACAAATTTATTTTTGAAAAGTGGTCTTGCCCAGAATTTGAATATTTGGCCGATAACTTTTGGGTTTGCTACGAAAAATTAGATGGAATGAATGTTCGAGTCTCTTTTTCTCCCGATGGTAAAGAAGCAATCTTTAAAGGTCGTACTGACAAAGCCGAATTGAGACCTGAATTATTAGAATTTTTAGATCGACACTTCTCCAGTAACGAATTGACTATTCTTTCCGGCCACGATACTAAACCAGATGAAGTTGTTCTTTTTGGTGAAGGGTTGGGACCAAAAATCCAGAAAGGAGGAAATCTATCTCCCACTTATCAATTTGTTCTTTTCGATGTAAGAATTGGTCCGGTTTGGTTGAAGCGCGAACAAGTAGAATTATTTGCACAATATTTTAACGTGCAAGTGGCTCCGTGTCTGGGAAGAGGAACTCTATGGCGTGCTTTGGAAATTGTAGAGAACGGTTTTGAATCGTGTTTAAAAGGAGCAAAACCAGGAACTAAAGCTGAGGGCATGGTGCTTCGTCCCCAATTTGAATTGTTGGATCGAATGGGTCGGAGAATTATCACCAAGATGAAAACCAAAGATTTTGAGGAGAATTAGATGCGAAACTTTCTAAAGGGTTTGAAAGATTGGGGCATTAGTATAGCCATTGCTATCACGGTATTTAGTCTATTGGCTTGGATAGTAAGCACGATTGAGCCTTTGGATTTGCGAGGTACTTGGACAATCTCCTTGGCGAAGAAGGTCCTGCCTGCCGTCGTCCAGATTCAGATGGATGCCTTCCCGCCACCGCCTCAGAACGACGAGGACGTCCCTCAACGACCGCAACGTTGGTGGGGGTCTGGAATCGTTGTTTCCCCCGACGGCCTCGTGGTGTCCGCCTATCACGTCCTGGCGTGCCCTGATTGGACCGTCAAGGTCACGGTTACATTCTCCGATGGGACCAAGACTCAGCTCAAGGTAGTGCGCCTGTGGAAAGAACACGATCTAGCCCTGGGACAGCTTCCTAAACGAAAAACCCCTTACTCTTTCGTGAAGATCTCCACCCGAAAGGCTCTGGTTGGTGAGTCCGTCATGGTGGCCGGAAACCCCTTCGCCCTGGGGCATTCTGTCTCTTCGGGAATTCTCTCCGCCCTGGGGAGAAGTTTCTACCTACGGCTGGAAACTTTCCCTCGTAGGAGGCTGGTAATGATTCGAGTACGAAAGGGGGGCACACCTCCGCCGGGAGCCGTGGAAATGATAGAGATGATGCAATTTGACGCCCCGCTCAATCCGGGTAATTCTGGGGGAGGTTTGTTTGATCGCAATGGAGAACTGATTGGACAAACAAATGCTGGGATGCAGGGCGATGGAATCGGCTTTGCAGTTCCGGCCAAATTTATCCTAGAAATGATCAAACAATATAAAGGATGAAGCGTAACAAGGACATGTTTGATTTTCCCGAAAATATTGAACGGAAAAAAGAGTCCTATCAGCGGGATCAGGAGATCCACGAGTTCTTTGTAGACCTCTTCGCTGGAGTTCCCCGTCCTAACAACGAAGCGGTGGTTGCTATGGCTTGGCGCTTGACCCGCAAGCTGGCTCACCTAAAGGGCATATTGCGCCATGGAGAGCTGTTGCGAGCCGCTACCAACATAGACCCTTCGCCGTGGGAACGTCCCGTCAAGAGCTTCCAGGGGGCTCCTGAGGTCCATGATCTGGCCCTCCGGAGCCTCCAGATCACCCCTGCCCCCCTCCAGCCCCCGGAAGTCCCGGCCGAGAGAAGCAATTGGGTGGCTGTCATGAGACTGATCGGCTATAAATTGGCGATGCATGAAAAAGTAAAAAATCGTTACACTCTGGAAGCTCTTCTTAATGTACCAGAAGAATATTGGCCTGCTCCAGACACGCTCATGCTTTGGGAAGAAACAATTATTCAGGATGTTTTAGATTGGCTAATTGATAGTAATTTTAAAACGGCGGCAAATCGTTTGCAAGAAGAATATTACTTGACTTTAGAGGAGTCGTTTGAGCTAATAAATATGGCACAATCTTTAGCACTTCCAGTAACCATGGCTCCCCAGGAAGTGCTTCGTGCTATTAGCGTTTTACGATTGGAAGATCTAATTCGTCGTTGTAAATTAGATCAAAATTTTCGTACAGAACTTATGGCAATCAAGACATTGAATAAATTGCTGGGTCTAAATAAGCCTGTACCATTAGCCATTCAAGAAGGTGACGATTTTGTAAAAAAGATGGAAGACATTATAGAAGCCGAAGCCATCCCAACCGAAGAAAAAGAGGAGGCCCCAACTGATGAGTGATTTAAAAAAGTTACAAAAAGAAATTACAAATATTTTAAGTGAATTCATTAAAGAAGAAGTAAAAAATCCGCCAGAAGATTTAATGATTGCGTTAAAAGAAATTGCTGCTTTGGGAACTAAGGCAGTGCAGAAAAACCATGCCGGTTTAACGGATGAGCTAGCTGATCAAGTTGCAATCATTCTAGAAATTTATCGTTTACGACTTAATAAAAAATCAAAAAAGACATTCTATTTGATTTTGAAGAGTATTTTACGTACCGCTGCTGCACTATTGCAATAAAGGAGAAAAAATATGAAGGTACTTAAGGCTTTGTTTGCGTCCAAAAAGTTTGTTACGGCTCTTGCCACTACGGTTGGTTGTGTTGTAGCTCAGTGGGGTTATGATGTTGAGTATTGGAAAGCCCTGGCGGCGGCTGCACCGTTGCTGGTTTATATTTTCGGCCAGGGTTTTGCGGACCTCGGAAAGGAGATCAACAAGAAATGAGAAAGTTTTTCATGGGTTTCGTGTTTCTGGGTGCTTTGAGTTTTTCTGGTTGCAAGACTGATATGATTTCCGTAAAAGCGATTCAGTCTCCGCTGATTAAGGTTCTTGACCGTCACGACGCTTACGTCAAGGCTGACAAGACTCTTTCGGATTTGGTTCGTCAGGTTTACTTGAAGACCAGCGAATTGCTGCGCAAACTGCTTAAGGAGGCCGCGAGTGACTGATAAAATAGAAATTGAATGGAGTGAATGCCCCATTGGACGAAACGTTGAAGTCCATTTAGCCGCTTTCACTTCTCGTTTTGAAGACGTTGCCAATCGAGTAGATGATATTCATGAGATGTTGTCCGGCAACGGACGTCCGGGGCTCAAAGCTGAAGTAAAGGTCAATAGTGTAAAACTCAAGATTCTCTTTTCTATGCTAGGAGCCTTGGGTTTGACTATTTTGGGAGCGGCTTTGGCGCATTGGTTGTAAAAGACTATTTAAATCTGTGGGCGGGCTTTTACGAACGGATCAGAAATGATATTTTTCTGTTCTGTCGGGAGGGTCTTCGTTTTGAACCTACTGAACAACAAAAAGAGGCTTTACGACTCATTCAAAACGAAGCCCTCCGCCCGTCCGGATTTAAATACAAGAAGCAAATCGCCATCAAGTCCGGACAAGGTTGCGGAAAAACCACGATCACGAACGTGGCCGCTGCCTGGTGGACCCTGCGCTGGCCGGGCGCAATCTGTTACGTCACTTCTCCGGCTATGCACCATGCGAAGCAAGTGTGGTTGGCAGAATTTCGACGCACTTTCAAAAACGCCCACCCTTTCTTGCAAAAATTTATCCACACCACTAAGACTTCCGTCCAGTTCGGTACGAAAAATCCTGACTGGGCTATTCGATTGGTGACTGCCTCGAAGGTGGAAGCTATTGCCGGACGTCATGCAGACCACCAATACATCATCGTTGAAGAGGCCACGGGTATTGAAACTGGGATTTGGGAGACTTTGATTGGCACGCAGTCTGGAGACGATAACTTGACCTTAGCGATTTCCAACCCGACCGCCAGCAACACGGATTTTGGAGCCTGTTTCTCCAAGAACCGTCCGCACTGGCATTGCCTCACGTTCTCCGCCTTGGATACCCCACTCGTCAGCGAAGATCATATTCATAAAATGAAAGATTCTTATGGAGAAGAATCCGACATTTATCGAATTCGTGTTTTAGGGCTCTTTCCTAGTAAAGATCCAGACGTGGTTATTGACCCGGAATGGTGCGTGACCGCTACTCAAGCTGATTCTCTCGTGTGTGCTGAAATTGGAGGCTACACCAAAGCTATCGGCATCGACTTCGCTCGTATGGGCGGAGACGAAAACGTAGTGGCTCAACGGATTGGCTGGTCTTTGATACATCTTTGGGCTAAAGCCCGGTGCGAGCCTGACGATGCTTTACAATACGCTTTCGATAGACAACGCCAAATGGGCTGGAAAAATAATGAGTGTGAGTTCGTTATTGACGCTACCGGCATCGGCCAAGCTATGATCAAACGGGCTCAAGTTGGAGATCGTAAAGTTTTCACTTTTCACAACCATGGCATCCCCGCCTCTCGAATGTATGCCAATAAAATTACTGAAGCCTATTTCGAATTAGCTAATTTATTAAAGGAAGGCGTCGTTCATTTACCAGATGATGACATTTTAATCGCACAACTCAGCTCAAGAAAATATAACTACAATAAAAAGGGTCAGATGGAATTGGAATCTAAAAAGGTTTATAGGAAACGTGTAGGCGATTCCCCAGATCGAGCCGATGCCGTAGTTATGGCCTTTTATCGTCGCACTTCCGTGCTGGGGCAGATCGCCAATATTGATCATCACAAAAAACTCGGACCCCAATACGATGACGATGCGGAATAAAAAGGTGTAGAATGATTTGTCCTTATTGTAAACAAAAAATAAAGATTACCCACACCTATTCCGGCGGGAAACGGGGCAGGGTCCAATCCGGCTGGTGTCCTTATTGCCGTCGTCGATTCACCATCACGTCGATTTTGTATGATTCAGAACAATACGGTGGAGCTTACAAAGTCGCTAAAAAACTCGAACGAGAAGAAAGAAAACCGGACAACAACCAAAACACAGGGTAGATTAAAATATGAAGAAAAAAGATGATCCATGGAAGGGCTGGAACGCTCGTTCCTACCAGGCCCGCATTAAGAAGCTGGAGCGCCTCCTAGAAGCTGCCCAGGCCCAGGCCGCATCCGCCGACGTGCGGCTACTTCAGAAGGAGCTGGACCGGTTGCGCGAGAAGCTCCGACACCACGAGGCTTCTGCCTCCATCATCGAGAGCGTCATGCGCAACATCCTGGATGACGTGCCGGTGGTGTTGAAGCCGGTGGCCCTCCCTTCGTCCTCGGACCGCCCCCGGTCCGCCCCGAAGTCGGTGGCGCTCGTCCACCTAACCGACCTACATTTTGGTAAGGTAACTTCGACGTACGACGTGTTCATCGCTGAAGCCCGTCTCCAGGAGCTGACTAAGAAGGTCCTCAAGGCCATCACGGTCCACCACAAAGACCAGAACGTCCAGGAGATCCGAGTTTACCTAACAGGTGACATGGTCGAAGCCGAGAACATCTTCCCCCACCAGGCTCACCAGATCGACTCCTCGGTCTTCGAGCAAGCTTGTTATCGGGCTCCAGCGGCCCTGGCGGAGATGATCTTGACCTTCCTCCGGAGGTTCAAGAAAGTCCGTGTCGTAGCCGTGAAAGGCAACCACGGGCGTGTGGGGCGCAAGAGCGACGGCTTCGCTCGGGAGACCAACTGGGACCTGATCGTCTACCGGGTGATGGATCTACTGGTTCAGAAAGCCCTGGTGGAAGCGAAGAAGAAGAAGAAAAATGGAAGAACATGGGGCAAGTATGAGCTGGAGGTGGGCCGGGGCTTCCACGTCGTAGACGACCTGGTAGGGCACAAGAATTTGTTGTTCCACGGCGACAACATCCGAGGCTACAACGGTTTTCCCTGGTACGGAGTCGGCAAGAAGATCGCCGGATGGATCGACTCCATCGGTCAGGAGTGGCATAACGCTTACTTCGGGCACTTTCACCAGTATGTTTCGGCTGACTGGAACAACCGGCTTTGGTATTGTTCGGGCACGTTGGAGAGCGACAACGAGTTCGCCCTGGAGCAGATGGCCTCGTGCTCGCTCCCGATGCAGCGGCTCCAGCTCTGGACCCCGACCTATCCGGGCCCGGTCGTGGACATGCCTATTTATCTCGTTGCAGGCTTAGACCGGCCTGTGGGTCCTTATTTTAAACGACGGAGGCCCTAAAATGACTTACTTGTACTTGGACGTTGACGGCGTGCTAGCGGACTTCCTGGGCGGATGTGAGCGCCTCTTCAAGCGCCAGGTCCCCCGCACGGAAAAATCTAACTGGCACTTTTATCGGGATTGGGGTTTGACGGACACTTCCTTCTGGAATAAGATTCACAAGGCTGGGCAGAAATTCTGGGAAAACCTAGAGGTCCTGGAGTCCGGCAGGATATTGGTCAAGACCCTGGAGAGGGTCTACAGGCGGCACTTCGATATCGTCCTAGCAACTGCGGTCGCGCCTTTTCCCGAAGCCCTAGCCGGGCGCATGGCCTGGCTGCGCAAGCACTTCCCACAATACATCGGGCGGACGATCTTTATTTCATCGGAGCTAAAGCACCGCCTGGCTGCACCAGGTCGGGTCTTGATTGATGATAATGAGGATACTTGCCGGCAGTGGGAACTTCTGGGAGGAAAAGCCGTTGTATGGCCTGCGATCACTAATAATAACTGGGTTTTTATTGGTAAGGATGGAGACGATATTCCAATTGGAAAAATTTTGTGGGACCTTGTTCATGGAACAGAGAAAGGTTGAAAAATGGGCTTTGTTAGTTTTTTAGAAGTAAGAGAGGATTTAAAAAACCCAAATGCTTGGGAACTTCTTTCTCCTCTAATTTACAGGGGCAAGTGGGAGACCTTTCAAGTGCCCCAGGGATTCGTCACGGACTTCGCCTCAACTCCCCGGTTAATCTGGTGGTTGATTCCCCCATATGGGCGGTATACCCGAGCGGCGGTCCTGCACGATTGGTTCTACCGGATTAGGGCCGATATGATGCCGCGCAAGGAGGCCGATGGGATCTTCCGTCGGGTGATGCGGGAGGAAGGCGTCGGATGGCGTCGGTGGGTCATGTGGGCTGCTGTGAGACTGTTTGGAGGGAGGTATTATCATGCCCAGACCAAGAAAAGGTGAGAAGAAAAAGGAATTTGTAGCTCGCTATATGGCTTCGGAGGAAGCGAAGCAGACCTATCCGGATCCTAAACAGCGTTACGCTGTCGCTAATGGGGTTTGGGATTCGAGAAAAAATAAGGCAAAGAAAAAGGCGAAGAAGCGGCAGGAACAGCAGCGAAAGCGGCGAAAGCGAAAGTAGCGGTGGGCGCAATGGGGAGGTGGTGGAATGGTAGACACAAGAGACTTAAAATCTCTCGCCTTCGGGCGTGCGGGTTCGAGTCCCGCCCTCCCTACCAATTACAGAATCTTCTTTGATTCCGAAGACTGGGATAATGGAGGAGGTTGGTTAGAAGACGACGAAGAAAACTTGTGGTAAAGAGTGCGATAAAAAGGAGGAAAAATGGCTTACAAATTTAGGGGAATTAAAAAGGCTGATATGCAGCCCATTTATGGAGATTCTATTGATTATCAAGAAGATGAAACGGTCTTGATTGAGGGGGAAGAGGTACTTCCCGCTACTGTGGGTCTCTATATTCAACAAAAAGATAAAAAAGATACTGAAATTTATGAACACGATATTCTAGTTTCACAAAGAAGTCCAGACGGTGAAATCTTGTGGGAACATTGCATGATTGTTCCTAAAATGGAAGAAGGCTGTTGGGCTTCCTTAGGAGATCTTTCGCAATATGAAGTTGTGGGCAATATGGTAACTATGTTCTTGTAGAAGTTCTTGTAGAAGTTCTTGTAAAAGGAGAAAAACATGAGCCAGTGTAAGAAGCCACGCATCAATCAGGAGAAATGCGAGATCGAGTTGTGTTTTGGGATGTGTGCCGATGAGTGCCCTTTCGGGGCGATCATTGAAGCATACGAGGACGAAAATGGATACATGCGCTATCAGGTTGATGAGGAGGCATGTGAGTATTGTGAAAATTGTGGCGGGGTGTGCATGGACATTTGTCCTGCGGAAGCCATTGAAATTCCGAAGTAGGTTTTTTAGGGCCGGGTAAATTCCCGGCCCGATTTTTAATCTGGCCCGGTAAAAAATAAAAACCCCCCTCGTAAATTGGCCCGGTACCCCCTCGTAAATTGGCCCGGTACCCCCTCGTAAATTGGCCCGGTACCCCCTCGTAAATTGGCCCGACTTTTAATCCGGCCCGGACGAATTTTTCCGCCGGATATTTTTTAAGTGGGTGGACATGACTTTTCGAGCGAAATCGCACGTAGCGCCAGAATGAGTCATGTCTCAATCTGAGAATCCCCCGCACAAAAAAGAAGGGCCGGGATAATCCCCGGCCCGGCCCTTCTCCCTGGGAGAACCTATTCAATCCCCCATAAGCGCTTTTTCGCTCCGATCACCGCGCGCGTTGCCCGGTTCCGCATCCGTCGCGCCTTCCGCCCTTCCCTCCTCAAGGCGATAGTCCAGAAAGTCCCCTTCCTGTAAGCCCGGGCCTCCCTCCCGATCCGTTCCCTTACTGCCTCAATCCAAGTCGTTTCCATCGGTGTCCCCTTTCAACGCCTCAATTTTTTCTGGATCCTTTCGAGAATTTCTGCGAACCCCAAAAGGGTTTCCTCCATTGGGTCATATCGGTCTCCGTCCCAATAGGTGGCCCGGTCTTCCGCAACCCGTTCGAGGATAACTTCCCGCAATAGGCAAAGGGTTCCGTCGAAACCTTCCCGGTCCAGAATTTCCGTTAAAATTTCCCGGTAGGTCTTTTCTTCCATGAATTTCCCTTTCAGAGTCCGAAACACAAAACCAGAATGAAAACGATCCCGATCCCGTAGAAAAACGCTTTCGCTCCGTTGCGGCTCATTCTATCCCCTTTCGTTTCCCTTTCGATCCCTTCCCCGCCCTTATAATATCGGCTTTTCCCCAGGAATCTTTAGGAAATTTCCATGAAAAAGAAAGGCGAGAGCCTGTTCCAGTATGAAACAGGCTCTCGCCCCGGGCCCGTCCTACTTAGGCATCCTCCCCCCTGCCCCCGCCTTAGGAGCCGGAACCTTTTTAAGGTTCGTGGATCGGCCTACGACCCCGGGGGAAGGAAATTTCCCAGGTTAGGATCGCGGCTTTCGTTCCTTTCTCTCGAAACCTTCCCCCTCCAGGGTAAGCGGGAGAGATTCCAGCACCTTCGCGAGCCTGGAAAATTCCTCTTCCGAATACGCGGAAAGGGAAAGGGAAAGGGAAATACGTGCTCCAGTTTCGGGGTTCGTGAGAATCAGGCTTTCCTTTCCATCGAGCCTAGTCTTCTTCGTGGGTTTCATGAGTCACCTTCCTTTCATTTTAGAAAAACAGTATTTCCACAGGTCCAAGAGTCACAAGTATACTTTCCTGATTGAGAATACGCTTCGCTTCTTTCGCGAAGTCAAAAATTCTTCCTGGCATATCTCCGGCCCAATCGATCACCGCAACGGGTTCCCGCGTTCCCTTCCAGGCTCCCTCCCCGAGGAAGAAAGTATATCCTTCCGACAGGAACCGATCCGCAAGTTTTTTTACTTGTTCAGGGGAGTACTTTTCCCCTTCCGAATCTTCCAACCCGATATAAATTCGCACGTTTCGTTTGAGGTCCATTTCACCTTCCTTTCGTTGTCGTTGTCGCTGTCGTTGTCGTTGTCATCCGTATCCTATAAATAGTCTACTCTTCGCCTTCGAACCAGGTCCGAACTTTCTCAAAAATTTCCTGGAATTCGGTCTCGGAAATAGTCACATGGGGAAGCATACCATAGCTTAGGGCCTCCTCGATATCTTCTTTGTGTGCTTCCACTAACTCGTAGGGCTCGCTCAAGGCACGATAGGCTCCAAGAATTTCCTCCCGCCTTTTCGCCAGAGTCTCCCGCGTATCTCCGAAGGCCCACAAGTAGAGACCTCCGGCTAATGCACCATAGGAACCAGTTTCCAAGGGAACCAGCCCCACATATTGTTCCCGGTATTGCGCATCCTTTCCTTGTCGCAAGCGGAATACAATACGGGAGAGAGTCTTTTCGTCGTCGTCATTGAGGAATAATCCTTCCTCCAAAAACCGATCCGCCGTCGAAGTCAACGGATCGATCCTCCAGGTCAGATATCGCT